ATTACTTAGTATGATTCTTTAATACTTGGTATTGAACTTTATTACTCTCCCACAGCTTCAGTATGCAACTTTATTACTCAGTATGATACTTTAATACTTAGTATGAAACTTTATTACTCTCCCACAATCGCCTGGAGCTTTGCTGCTCCATTGGTAATAAATAATACGCTCATTGAGCGCATACGTCAAGCGCTAAATGTAAAAAAGAATATTTTTCCGATGGGGCAGTATGCCCAGTCCGGCTAAGCGCATAGGTAATCGAACGGATAGACACCACCTAAAAAATATTGTCACGTTTTGGGAATACTTGACACAAACAAACTGATGTAATCTAACCATGACTACATCAGCTGAAATGCTCGCAAAATACACCGCCGCCGAAGCCGCCATCCTGGACGGCCAAATCGTGCGCTTTGGTGAGCGCCAATTAACCCGAGCCAATCTAATCGAAGTGCAAAACGGCCGCAAAGAGTGGGAGCGCCGCGTTGCCGCTGAACAAAGAATCGCACGCGGCGGCACATCGCCGCGCTACCAAACCCCGGATTTTAGCTAATGAATATCCTGGACTCGGTCATTGCCTCCATATCCCCGGAAAAAGCCCTACGCCGGATGCAAGCCCGCCGTGCATTAACCGCGATGGCCGCTTACGAAGCCGCAAAACCGACCACACTCCGCAAACAAAGCCGGGACTCCGGCAGCGGCGACCGCTGGGTTGCTCAGGCCGGTCCCAATCTACGCAACCAAGCCCGTTTTTTAGACGCTAACCACGATCTAGCTAAAGGCGTTTTAAACGCCCTGGTCAATAACACCATCGGCGCCAACGGCATCGGCATCGAGCCGCAGCCGCGCACCTTTACCGGAGAGATCCACGACGATCTAGCCGACCAGCTGTTACGCCTGCACAAAGACTGGGCAAAAAAACCCGAATGCACCTTTACCGAAAACCTCGCCGGCATGGAGCGCCTATTGTGCCGCACATGGCTACGTGACGGCGAAGTGCTGACAAAAAACCTGCTCGGCACAGTGCCTTATCTGGATCACGGCACCGCCGTACCGTTTACGTTAGAAATGCTGGAGCCGGACATGCTGCCGCTGATCTATGACGATCCGGCCAAAAACATCGTGCAGGGCATCCAGCGCAACGGCTGGGGCCAGCCTAAAATTTATCACCTGTACCGCAATCATCCCGGCGACTACAACGTATTTACCGCTAAAGCCCTGGATTTAATCCCGGTCAGCGCAGATTTAATCAATCATTTGCGCATGCGTGATCGCCTAAGCCAAATGCGCGGCGTGTCGATCTTTGCCACCGTCATGACCCGCTTGGATGACATCAAAGATTACGAGGAGTCCGAGCGCATTGCCGCCAAGATTGCCGCATCGATGGCCGCTTACATCAAAAAAGGCCAGCCCGATGGTTACCAAGCCGACCCTAATGGACAGCCGCGCACATTAAGATTTTCGCCCGGCATGGTCTTTGATGATCTCGCTGAAGGCGAAGAGATCGGCATGATCGACACCAACCGGCCAAACCCAAACGCCTACAACTGGCGTAACGGTCAGCTCCGTGCCGTTGCTGCCGGTGCCGGTGTTAATTACTCAACCATCGCCCGCGATTACGACGGCAGCTACTCCAGCCAGCGCCAAGAACTCATTGAGGGTTGGGTTAATTACAGCATCTTAACATCGGCATTTATCAATGGACTGTCCCAGCCAAACTGGGAAACTTTTGTATCGATGGCGATGTTATCCGGACAAATAAAAATCCCTGTCGACGTCGATCCGCTGACGCTGGCCGACGCCTTATTTATCGGCCCCTCCATGCCGTGGATAGACCCATTAAAAGAAGTCAAAGGCAACACTGAAGGCGAGCGCTCACTTTACATCACCGGCCCCGAAATTATCCGTAAACGCGGCGGCAACCCACGCGACGTACTGGAGCAGGAAAAGCGCTGGCGTCGGCAACTCAGAGACGCGGAACTAATCAGCTCCAGCGATCCGGCTAACGACAAACAACCGGGGGCAGTTGCTGCCGCCGATAACCCAGGAGCAGCAAATGGCTAATCAGTGGTATGCAATAAAAGCCAAAGGTGAAAAAGCCGCCGAAATCAATATTTATGGCGACATCGGCGAGAGCTGGTGGAATGACGAATCCATTACCGCTAAAAAATTTGTCCAGGATATTGCCGCGCTCGGCGTCGAAACACTGACCGTCCGTATCAACAGTTACGGCGGCTCAGTATCCGACGGCATCGCTATTTACAACGCACTCAAGCGCCATAAAGCCCGTGTCACTATAGCTGTCGACGGCGTTGCGGTCAGCATCGCCTCATTAATTACCATGGCTGGCGACAGTGTCGAAATGGCCGAAAACGCGCTAATGATGATCCATGCGCCGTGGTCATGGACTGAAGGCAATGCCAACGACATGCGCAAAGCCGCCGATGTCCTGGATACCTTTGCGGCAGCAATGGCAACCAGCTACGCCAACAAAACCGGAAAAAGTCAGGATGAAGTCATGTCCTGGTTAACTGACGGCGAAGATCACTGGTTTACCGCTGCCGAAGCGCAAGCCGAAAACCTGATCGATACCGTAGTTGATGCCTTGCCCATTGCCGCGCAATTTAATTTAAACCGCTTCAAAACCATCCCGGCAGCCGCCGGAATTTTTAATAAACCTCCAAAACAGGAGAGCACCATGCCAAAACCAGGCGAAAACGCACCGGCGGCGACCGTTAACCCACCAGCCGCCCCAGCCCCAGCCCCAGCTGCCCAAAGCCCCGAAGACATCAAGGCTCAAGCCTTGGCCGAAGACGTCCAGCGCCGCGGCGACATCCGCGCACGATTTAAACCCTTTGCCAAGATGGCCGGCGTTGATGAGATCATGAATCAATGCCTTGATGACCACAAAATCAGCCCTCAAGCGGCTGCCGATAAGTTAATGGCAAAGCTCGGCGAAGGCATTGAACCCTCTGCCGGTGGATTTGTATCACGCATTGAAAACGGCGAAAGCGATCATGAGAAATTTGCTAAGGGCGTAGGCCAAGCGATCATGGCCCGCTGCGGCGTCGAAAAGCACGATCCACAAAACGAATATCGCCGTCATCGTCTGGAAGATATTGCCAAAGCAAGTCTTGAATTATCCGGCCGGAATATTAAAGGCATGGACCGCATCCAGCTGGTCAAATCCGCGCTGTCAATGCGCCCGGCCGCATACGGACAAACCACCAGCGACCTACCGGTATTGCTGGAAAACGTCATGCATAAAATGGTGTTAACCGCTTACGACATTACTCCCGATACCTGGACGCGCTTTTGCAAACAGGGCACCGTCTCTGATTTCCGCGAGTGGCTACGTTTGCGCACCGGATCAATTGGCGATATAGAGGATGTCAACGAAGCGGGGGAATACAAAAATATGACCATTCCAGACGCCGCAAAGGAGGGAATTCAGGCCAAACGTCGCGGCGGCATCATCAAGATTACGCCGGAAATCATCATCAATGACGACATCGGCTTTATCAGCGACATCACAACAATGATGGGCCGCGCCGCAAAGCGCACCATTGAAAATCGCGTCTATGCGCTGCTGGCCTCTAACCCGGCGCTAAAAGATGGCGTGGCATTATTCCACGAGACCCATAAAAACCTCGCGGGCACTGGGGCCGGGCCATCTGTTGCGGCATTATCGGCCGGGAAGTCGGCAATGATGAAACAAAAAGACCTGAGCGATAAGGAATTTTTAGACATCCGCCCGGCAATTTGGCTGGGTAGTATCGATGACGCCGAAGAAGTGCGTGTGCTGATCGATGCCAAATATGATCCCGATGCATCTAACAAGTTGGAGCGGCCCAACAAGATCAGAGGCATGGTGCGCGACGTTGTTGATACTCCGCGTATTGATGGCAATGAGTGGTATCTGTTCGCCGACCCTGCCGTTGCTCCGGTTATTGAAGTTGCATTTCTGGATGGTCAATCCGAGCCGGTCCTGGCGATGGAAGAAGACTTTAGCACCGCAGGCCTAAGCTACCGGGTAGAGCATCCGTCGGCAATCGGTGCCATAGGTTTTGAGGGCGCTTACAAAAACGCAGGCGCTTAAACCCCGCCATTATCAACCTACAAATTAAAGGATAGTCAACATGGCTAAAAATTATATCAAACCCGGCGATGTAGTCGACTGGGCAAATGGTACCGGAGCCGCCGTTTTAAGCGGCGATCCGGTCGTTATCGGTAATCAACAAATGGGCATTGCCTTGGTTGGTATTGCAACCACTGGCACTGGATCGGTTGCAAAAGAAGGCATTTTCTTATTACCTAAAAACACCAGTGATGCGGTCGTGCAAGGGCAAAAGCTCTGGTGGGATGCAGCTGCAACAGAAGTCATCAACGCCCCGGCGATCAATGCGTATTTTATCGGCTATGCCGATCAAGCCGAGTTGGCTGCAACGGCAACCGTACTGGTTGACCTTGAGGAATTTAATGAGGAGGGTCCGCGGGCATTAACGTTGTCCGCAACCGGTGCGCAAACGCTCAATGTCGGAGATTTTGGCGGCGGCGACTTGATTTTATTCGCGCCGAATACCGCCGCCCAAACAGTCAATCTTCCGAGCGTGGCCGCTATTCCTCC